TAGATCAATACCATTCTAGTAAGCCATCCAAACCCCGCCCTCACATGGGCGTTAGCTTGTTGGGACACCCTTGCGATAGGTGGCTTTGGATTAACTTTCGCTGGGCAGTGGTCGAGGATTTTGATGGCCGCATCCTGCGCTTGTTCCGTCGTGGACATAGCGAGGAAGATACCATCATCAAAGACCTTCGCAACATTGGTATTGATATTCGCTCTAGCCAGAGGCGCGTAGACTTTGGCAACCATGTAAGCGGCAGTTTGGATGGCGTGATCGAAAGCGGCGTCCCAGAGGCTCCCAAGGCGCGTCACGTTGCCGAGTTTAAGACCCATTCTAAAAAATCATTTGATGACATGGTCAAGAATGGCGTGGAGAAATCTAAGATCACGCATTTTATTCAGATGCAAGTTTATATGCACGGGACCAGTATCAACCGCGCACTTTATCTCGCGGTCTGCAAGGATGATGACCGCATTTATACCGAGCGCGTAAAGTACGACAAGAAGGTGGCCGAAGACGCAATTATACGCGGGAAGCGTATCGCCATGTCAGATCGTATGCCTGAGCCTGTCAGTGCCGACCCTAGTTGGTATCAGTGCAAGTTCTGCCCTGCCCACAGCTTTTGCCACAAGGCAGAGCCGACCAAGCGTATTAACTGCCGCACCTGTTCGCATAGCACTGCAATGGCAGATTCGACCTGGCGGTGTGAGCGCCACGATGCTGACGCCATTCCAGAAGAGTTTCAGCATGAAGGCTGTGTAGATCACATCCTGCACCCAGACATGGTCCCGTGGGTCATGGAAGGATCAGACGATGGTCACAGCGTCAAATGGAAGATTGGCGACAAGTGGATTGTAAATGGCGAAGGCGGCTACAAGAGCAGTGAGATCATTGCCAACCCAGAGGTAATGGATGATCCAGTGGTCCTGTCGGTTAAGGCGCTATTTCCTGACGCAGAGGTAGTTGGCTAATGCTTAGGCCATATCAACAACGCGCCATTGATGATCTATACAAGTGGATGGGCAACAACAAAGGCAACCCGTGCTTGGTGCTGCCGACAGGATCGGGGAAGAGCCACATTGTTGCCGCACTTTGTAAAAATGCAGTTCAGAATTGGCCTGACACCAAAATTATGATGCTGACCCATGTAAAGGAACTGATTGAGCAGAACGCCGAGAAGATGCGCCAGCATTGGCCTGGTGCGCCTATGGGTATTTATTCGGCTGGGATGCGCAGAAAGCAGTTGGGAGAGCCAATCACCTTTGCTGGCATTCAGTCGATACACACGAAGGGCAAGGAAGTCGGACACATTGATTTGTGCATCATAGATGAATGCCACTTGGTCAATCACAAAGCCATTGGGATGTACCGCGCATTTCTGGATGAGTTGCTGCTTTACAATCCTTTGATGCGGGTGGTTGGGCTGACCGCTACACCTTACCGTTTGGGGCATGGGCTAATTACGGATAAGCCAGCAATCTTTGATGACTTGCTTGACCCAGTGACCATCGAAGAACTGATCCAGAAGGGCTTTCTTGCCCCGCTAAGTTCCAAGGTCACTAAGACCCATTTTGACTTAACAGGCGTACACAAGCGCGGCGGAGAGTTTATTGAAAGCGAATTGCAAGCTGCCGTAGATACCGACGAAAATAACGATGGTGTAGTTAGGGAAGTTATCGCCTTGGCTGAAGACCGCAAGTCTTGGTTATTCTTTTGCACAGGCGTCCACCATGCCCACGCCATAGCAGAATCGCTCAGGCGCGAAGGCATTAGCGCAGCGTGTGTTACAGGCGAAACGCCAAAGGAAGTGCGGGAGCAGATACTGTCTGATTTTAAGGCTGGAAAGATACGGGCGCTGACTAACGCCAATGTTCTGACCACTGGATTTGACGCACCGAACATTGATTTGATTGCTATGCTCCGGCCAACAATGAGTCCTGGCCTATATGTTCAGATGGCTGGTCGCGGCATGAGGTTAAAAGATCATACCGACCATTGTCTAGTGTTGGACTTTGCTGGGGTGGTGCAAACACACGGTCCAATCATTGCTGTTACCCCACCTCAGCGAAAGGGTGAGGAAGGGCGAGGGGCGGGTGAGGCTCCGGTTAAGGTCTGCGACAACTGTGACGAACTGGTCGCCATAAGCGCCAAGGAATGTCCGGTTTGCGGGATGGCGTTTCCTGAGCCTGAGAAGCCTTTTTTGAAGCTGCGCAATGATGACATTATGGGTGTATCTGGCACAGAGATGTTGGTCACTGGATGGCTTTGGCGTAAGCATACAAGCAAAACTAGTGGCAAAGATATGCTCTGCGTGTCATATTATGGTCAGTTAAGTGATCCAAGCGTGACTGAATATTTGCCCCTTACCCACGATGGATACGCTGGACAAAAAGCCATAACACAGTTGGTCAAAATAGCACAAAGCGCCGAGGCGACATTTGATGGTGTAAGTTTGCTTGAAGATTGGGCAGAGCGCCTGAACGATGCTAAACCACCGATTGTGATTAGCTATAAGCGCGACGGTAAATATCATAGGGTTTTAACAAGGGATTGGCACAATGCAGCGTTTACCTAAGCCAGACTTTTTAGTGGAATACGAAAAGTGGATGAGTGCTGGTCCGCCTAAGTGCTGTCACACTTGCGACCACTTTGCAGGGGATGGGAAGTGCTTTGCATTCTCCATGTATCCACCAGCCGATTTTGTTAATAGCCAAGGGCAGTGTGCGGCCTGGTCATGGGAAGTGCCTTTCTAATGGAAAAAATACCTACAGAGCATTACGAACAAGCGCGTCTGGTAATGTGGTTTCGCCAGACCTACAGGCCAATGCGAATATTTGCGATTCCAAATGGCGGATACCGATCCAAAGCTGCCGCAGCACAGCTAAAGGTCGAAGGCGTTAGCCCAGGCATCCCTGATCTTTTTATTCCTGCTCTGAAACTGTGGATCGAAATGAAGCGGATCAGGGGAAGCAGAGTGACGAAAGAGCAAAAAGATTGGATAAAATATCTTGCATCCAACGGATATACATGCTTTGTGTGCTTTGGCGCTGAAGACGCCAAATTAAAAATAACTGATTATATTAAGGATTATAAAAATGCGACCTGATATACGACATAAAGTACGCCATCTTTGTAGCTACATTTCCGACAGAAGTTCTGTGTTAGCGCACATTAATCGGGACTATGGCACTTCGTATAAGATGAGCGACCTGACTCATGCGCTCACTTATTTTCCAGCCACAAGCAAGCGCAGGAACACAGATGAAGACGCAATTCCTTTAACGCCGCCAATCTCAACGCACAATGGCCGTGGATACGATCCGCTGGCTATTGCCCTGTTCAAGTATCATGCAGAGCGGACAGCGGGCGAAGAAAAACGGTACTGGAACCAGAAATTAGCAAGGGTATTTTGATATGACATTGATCGAACTTAGAAGCGTTGTTGCGGATCACGTTCAAATGACGCACGGCAACGTAGAATTTATCCGCCAAATCAGAGATGGTGAGCAAGATGATGGCCCGTTCATTGTTGGTGCTTTAGCAATCTGGGCCAGGTTCATGGAAGGCTTGCAGCCAGCGCCGGAGGTGCTTTCAGATGACTAAAATAGCACAAATGGCCCCACGGGGCAGGGCTTATCGTGTGAGTTCAGAAAATTCGTTTCCGCTACGGAATTCACAGGGCTTGACGTTTGCTGAGGTCAAACGCCGCAAGGAAAAGGAAAAGGGCAAATGACCGACACACCGCTCTTTATTATTATTGTCGGCCTACTGGGGCTAGCGGCTTACCTAATGGCAACTGCACCAAAGACAACTGCGCAGGAGCGCAAAGAGATGGAAGAAGATTGGTGGGAATGATCCCTAACGAACCTTAACTGCCTCTTCCCACGCTTGGACTGTCAAACGATGCTTGACACTGCAATCTGTGTATTTAGCAATTATGTCCGATTCCCACAGCGCACGTTCTGGATCAACTAGAACGGCTGGCGGGTTATTTAGTGTCGGACACTTCGACGCCAGATTTGCCGGAGGCAGCGGCATTGGCGTCACGGACACTGCTTTCGAGCAACCCGCGCACAGCGTCAGGAGCAGCGCAATCAGGAGAAGCGGCAGGAACCGTTTTATATATCTCGCGTATGGTATGGGTTCTTTCGGTTGACACCACATTGGCTTGATCTCGTTCAAATTCGTAGGTTTGCGAAACATTATCTACTACCTCTTGTTTTTTGACTCTTAGCTTTTCAGCCTTTTCCAGCGCCTTTGCAAAAGCTGCATCGCACTGCCAATCGCGTACTTTATATCCAGATGCTGCGCCAAGTATTAGAGCGCCGCCCAGTGCATACAGCATCATAGGGTTAGGAATTAAAGCCATGTTGCATACTTCCTAGTCTTTGCTTTGCGGTCATCCAGGCCATGCGTACCGCCATTGATACGCTTTGTCAGCGCAAGAATCGCAGCATCGCCTGTGCCTTGGTCGCAGATACCCCAGAGTTTGTTCCGATCAAAGAACCACAATGCGCTCTCAAAGCACAGTTCACCCGACACAAGGTCGGGGTTGTCCATTACTTCTTGGCGTCCGATGTAGGTGGCGAAAGCTTGGTAATTTGCTTTGCCAGTAAGTTGGAGAGCGCCACGTCCACGGAACTTCCAGCCATCCCCAGACGCTTCATCACCATTGCCCATGCGGTTTGCATAAACTCGATTAGCGATCTTTTTTGGCTGACGCTCATACCCTTTAGCAATAGCTTCAGTCGTGAAATACTTGCCAAAGATACCGCGTAAACCTTTCGCGCTATAGTTAAGGTTTTCGCTAAAAGCCTTGAAGCCGCCGCTTTCATGCGCTGTTTGAGCAAAGAAATGCGCTGCCCGATCCGGTGACAACTTATAATAAGCCGCAGCTTTCTTAAATGTTCCCAGACCGAACGCGCCATCTGCTGTTACTCCTATTTTCTGTTGAAGGTTTACAAGGCTCATTTATCGTCCTTCCGATTATTCCATAGCTCAAAGAGCGTCTTAATCTTTTCCTCAACCACTGCTAGGCGCACATCCATTTTGGCAAGGATGATGGTCAGCGTAATGAACGCTAATACGATAGGCCAAAGTTGCCCAATCAATTCTACAGTAGAGAGATCACCCGCCATTTACGCCTCCAAATTGCGCCAGTTGGGGAAATCAGCATCATCAACCACGCCATCGCTGTTAGTATCATAGCGAAGGTCGTTGCGATACATTTCCCAAGGAGCCATTTCATCATCTTCCAAGTCAACGATTGGGGCTGGTGCTGGTTCAGGCTCGACAGGTTCTTCCTTGTCACGCGCATTGGCGTTCAGGCTCAAGCCGCCCAGTAAACCTACAAACGCGCCTATAATCGTCTGAAAAGCAGGATTAACAATTTCAAGAATTGCTGCGCTATCTACAACATCGTTTGACACAAATAGGCCAACTACAAGCGCCAGGACAACAACAAGAATAACTGCTGACAATGTAATAATTGCCACGCGCACAACGAACTCAACGGTATCGTTGACGCCATCTTGCTTGCTTTCAAAGCTGCTTAAAAAGTTCATTTCAGTTCCCTTTATATATCTTCTCTGGCCTTATACATTTTTTCTATCTCGCGGTCCAGATACCACCGAGCTTTCTCTAAGTCCTCTATAGGATTATTTTTAAGCCCTGCCCTCCAAATATATTTGATAGCATTGCCAAGGCAGAAATTCATATGTTCAGTGATCTGGATGCAATCAATGCCTGATGGATGGCTTTGATAATGCGGTGGGTTTATTGCGTCAGTCATGTTATCTCCAATATATTATATCAAGCTAGAAACGCTCGTTTGGACTCTGGTATATAATGGGTTGGATTTACTTTTGATATTGCGTTCCAAACCTTCTCAATGGGCATTTTATAGCGTCCTACATCCCCATAGGTGCGAGATCGCAATACAAGCGTCATGGCTTGCTTAGAGCGCCAGCCGCCATCGTGGGCATATTTATCAAGTGGGGCTAGGTTATTAAAGCTTTCCCATTGAGCGCCCCCTAGTTCCTTGGCGCTAAAATGGTGTATATGGCCTCCATCTATATAGCAGAACTTGGCCTCACCCCAATCAATCCGATAATCCGTTGACATGATCTGGCGCAGTGCCTCTGGCTTGCACTTGTGACCGTGGTGAACCAGCACAAACGTATTGCCCATGCGATAGCCTATAAATGGGTTTTCGTTCTTTAGCACGTTAACGCGGTTGCTTCCCAGCCGTCCATACAGCCGCCTAAAGTAGTGTGCAGCCCAATAGTCGTTAGTCTCGCTATGGTTGCCCTGGTTGATAATGACATCGACTGTCACGGCCTTAGTCAAAGCCTTTTCAATAATAGCTTCCATGATGTCGAGGTATGCTTCAATCATTTTGGGAAAACGGCTGTCAAAGTCAACTTGGTGACCGCTACGCTCCGTCATAGCCGCCATGTTCTCATAGTGCGTACCATCGCCTAGATCGTTAACGACCATGCGCTCACAATCAGGAGCCATGTCAATCAGATCAAACGCTGCTTGCA